ACCTCCTTGTTCTATTATCTTTAATAATTTTTTAACTGCTTCTGGTAATTGTTGATTTCCTTTTAAGTGCTCTCTTCCTATACCTAATCCCTTTATTCCTATTGTTCTTGTTACTTTTATTCTTTCTTCAAATTTCATTTTTATTTCTTCTCTTTTACTGGTGCTTCTAATTTAGCAATTTTCTTCTTCAATTCTTCTGCAGAAGCAATAAATTTCTTAGCTGTCTCCAAAGAAGCTTGAAAATATGCTCCTCTTGCTGGGTCAAAAATAGAAACCAATGCTTTCTTTTCTCCCATCATTTACCTCCTTTTGTTTAATCTTCCAATAATAAAGAAAATATATTCTTCACTTATTTTTATTATGCATCTTCTATCTTACCTAATTGTTTTCCTGCAGCTTTAGATTTATCTAATAAAATTCTAAACTTAATAGGAATTAGCACTTCACTTTCTTTTCTGTAAGTCGTTCTTCCATATTCTACAGAAATTGCTTTATAAAAAGTTGCTGTTCTTGTAGTAAGATTACCTGGAGCATTACCTGTAAAAACTAATATGTGTTCTGGAACTGTGTTATCTCCCCCAAATTCTAAAGTATTGCCTACTATTTCAGTATTTATTCCCCAAGCTATTTTCAAATTTGCTAAAGTAGATTCTGAAAGATTTGTAGAAACAAAAAACTTCTCATCTTTCTTAATTGCACTCATTGAACCCGCTATTGAATCATCAACATATTTTACAATTTCTATATCAGCACTCATCTCCAAAGTCACACCATCTTTTGTATAACCTACAGGATTGCCATCTACTGATAAATTAGCTGCCCCTACAATTATATTTGTCGCATTAGACATTTATTACACCCCCAATAAAACATTTACTACAATATCTGCTATAACAGGAGCCCAATCTCCATCTGTAGTAATTTTTACTCCGATTCTATCTCCAGCAGAAAATTCATCTGTTCTCATAGCTTGAGTTGCATAATGATATTGAGAATTAGTTCCATCTAATATCGCTTGCAATCCTGTTTTAGTTCCATTTACTGTAATATCTACTGTTAGTGTTCCTGCTGTTCTTGCATCATTAGAAGCTATACTAATTCCAATAACTGAACCATCTTTGGGAACTACTATTTCTGTATTTCCTGATAAACCCAAAACATTTAAAGCTATATCTGTTTGACTTGCTGCTACATCTGATTGCATAAAACAATAACTTATTACTTGTTCCTTTCTATCAATTACAGGTCTCAATAAAACTATACTTGTTGCTGTATTTGCATAAGCAATTGGCTCTGCTTGAGGTGTAGGTTTTGTTTGAGTCAGTTCTCCAGGAGTGGTGTCAACATATATCAATCCTCCAACAGTCCAACCAGAACCCACACTTATCTCATTCCCCAAACCAACATAAGCATAACCTTCTGCGTCCTGAGCAATACTCGTGCTCTTAACTAGGCCGAGAAAGTCTCCTGTATTATCTATCTTTGAAACTTTACCTGCAGCATTAGGAATACCTATAACTTTTCCTGCTACTAATGCTTCGGCTGCAACTATCTTTAATGTTCTTCCTGCCTCTAATTTAGTTATTAAATCATTAAAAATAGCTACCCATTCAACTGCCCCACTCGGCATTTCTGGTAAGTTATAATTATCTGTAAAACTCATTTTTAATTACCTCCTTTATACTATTTGTATTGTTAATTCAGAAGTTTCGCTTCTATTTGTTTCACTTACTTTCTCTACTTCAAATTTCAAATTAGTTTTATTCCCATCCTCTGTTTGCATCACAGATGTATAAGTCCAATCTGAATCAGTTGTGGTAGTTGTCCGTAAAGTTGTATCTGTATCCGCATCTATCACTTTAATATCAAATCGGACAAAATCTGTATCCTCAGTTATTTGGTCTGACCTCTCATAATCTAATCCTCTATCTTTCCTATTGCAAGTTTCCCAATTTATTTTTATATCTCCACTCGTTATTTTTGTTATTGTTCCTAATCCATCTACCTCTAAATTCATTGGAGCAATTGGAGCTGTTCCTTTTGCATTAAAAGATATACTTTCTGCACTAATGTCAGCCAAATCTTGAGCTGTTCCTGCATAATTATAAGAAGGTATTTTATAGTAGATAGTATTTCCCTTTCTTGCTATATCATATTCTAAATCTATTGGCATTTGTTTATATTTCATAAAAGATATAATGTCACTTATTGAAGCACTATGAGTTAAAGTGGGGATACTGTAACAATTCCAGATAATTCCTTCTAATTTCCATTGTGCTCCTGATATCAAAGTTGCTTTTGCAAATCTAAAAAACGAATCTTGAGTTTTATCATAGCAAGTATTAAAATTCAAATCTTGAAGTAATTCAAATACATCTGCTTTATTATTTAAAGATTCATCTGAATCAGTTATTGTCACTGTAATACTATCGTCAGTAATACTATTTACTTCTCCCATTAAACACTCTCCTGTTGATGCTTCCTTTTGTGCATAAGTAGCATCATCAAAAGAATCATAAACAGTTGCTCCAAACCAACTTTCTTGTGTTGAGCTCGCAAAACTAACTATAACTATATTCTTATCTCCTGAAATCAAAGGTGGTAATTCTACTATTGTAGGATATCTCACATTTCCTGGGTCTCCTAATCTTACAGGAGGAATATAATAATCATCAGAAGGAGCTGATTTATCATCCAATAAAAAGGTTATCTCTTCCACAGCTTCAATCTGTATAGTTCCGTCATCATTCTCAGAAGTATCTATTACTCTTAATGGCTTTTCACTTATCCCTAATTGAGTATCTGTCAACCCGAATACTGCCCCAGGAACTAAAGTAGTTGCTTTTTTGGGACCAACTGAAAAAGAGTATCTCATAGGCATTTCTATAATTCTTCTTAAAATAGTATAAGCTATTTTCATTGCTCTGTCCCCAGAACAAAAAGCAGGCATATCAAAACTTACCTCTTTTATTCCATTTTTTTGCTGATGTATTTCGTCCTCCGCTACTACTACTCCTGATGAATATGCATCATCTCTTTTAGTATAAGTTATAATAACTTTATTTCTAACATCTCTAAAAGATTCTCTATTCATATCTACTGGAGGGTCTTTTGATAATACATCAGTAGCAACATTTACTATTGTTACATTATCTTCTGTCTTAATTTGTTTATAAGCTATTTTTCTGTTTTCACAAACTACATATCCATTATGATAAGAAGTTAAATTACCTAATAAATCTAACATACTAATCTTTCCATCGATTAACATTGATATAAGCAAATCGTTAGCATTACAATAGTTTTCAGTACTCGAAAAAGAACTTATATCTAAATTAGAAACACTCATTCCTAAACTGTATAAATCATTCATAAGCATATCACTAGCTATTAAGGGAGGAGTTAAATCTCCTTTTGCTCCATTATTATAAACAACTATCCCATTAGGTCCATTTAGCTCTCCATTTCCTGAGCCTTCACTCCCTATTTCATATAAAAAGTTGCCTTGTAAATCTAAAATTTGAATGCGGTCATTACCAAAATCAGCTACATATAATTTTTTATTACGAATATTTAAACCTGAGGGGTCGTTAAATTCTCCTTCTCCTGAACCGCTACTTCCCAATTCTCTTTGAAGCACTCCATCTAAGTCAGTTACTTTAATACAATCATTAGTTTTATCAGATACATAAATTTCATCATCATCAGAAATATCTAACCCATAAAAATTAGGAGGTCCAGTTTCTCCAAGATTGCCAAGACTCCACTCTTTCACGAAGACATTGTTTGTAGTCCATACCTTCATATAAAAAGATGACGCTGCTACTCTATCTAATACATAAACATTATTATGACGAACCTTAATACTTTGGGGACTAACAAGAGCGTGGGCACCAGAATCACCAATATTTCTTTGATTTACTCCGTCTAAATCAGTTACTATTACATAATTATTAACTCCATTTTCTACTGCATAAACTTCATTTTCATAAACATCTAAATCATACCACATCAATGAAGCTCCTCCCCATCTTCTTTTAAAAGTTCCATCTAATCCAAATGCCTGAATCCAATCTGCCCCGCCTGTAAGTATCTCTCCCTCATAGCCAACTGCTTTATAAACTCCATATACAAACTCACCAGGGTCACCTCCCGATGAACCCCATTTTCTTTTATAATTTCCATATCTATCCAATACATGAATTCTCGAATTATAATAATCTCCTATATATAACACATCATAAGTAGAAACTTCAAAAGTAAACATTGGAAGAAAAGCCATTTGTCCCAAATTAAAATTCTCAAATACTACATAACATAAATTCTTATATGCGGGAGCTCTATCCACAAAACTTGCTATATGACTATCTGCTGTTTGGTCTTGTGTTCCTCTATAAATAGTAATTCCTCTACTCGCCCAATCTGCAGAAGGAATTTCGTCCTTCCCTTGCCAGATTTTTAATGTGTCTGCTTCTCCCATACACACACCAAATGCAAAAGAAGCTGTATACGAATAATGAGAAAATACTTGTTCTGTGCTTCCCCCTCCTTTTCCTCCCGTTTCAGCTTCTTGATAATGTTCGTGAGTTTGGAAATTATCATACCAAATCAAATTGCCTGCTATTCTTCTTGTTCCATATATTACAGGAACTACTCCTCCCTTCTCCGATGTTTGCACTCTTAATTGATTCGGATTTGGTTTCTCAGAAGAAGACTTAAAACTTGGTCTATAAAAAATAGTGAATAGAAGACCTATTATTTTTAATCCTGTCCAAATGGCTCCCCACCCTATCATTTATTATCCCCTCTCCATCTCATCACATTATGAAAAAGTCTTTTCATTCTTCTATCCTCAATATCAAATTCCACAACTCCATACTGTCTATGTGAATGAATTGCCTTATTATCACTCAAATAAAAAGCAATATGTGTAATAACTTTATTATTATATTTATAAGTTAAAATATCCCCTGTTTGTATTTGACTTAATGGAACTTCAATACAAAATTCTTTTAACTCATTCCATAATATATGTCTTAATTTATGAAAAGCCCAATCTTTAGGATATGGCTTAATTTTATAATCTTTACTTAACCATCCCATATTTTTAGCAACTTCAGATACAAAATAAACACAATCAACTCCTGCTCCCTTTGTTCCTTGACCGTGTATCCAGGGTGTCCCAATCCAACTTCTACATTCTTTTATAAATTTTTCTTGTTCCTGTTTTGTCATTTTATTTCTCTTACATAAGAACATCTGGGCGTGGGATATATTCAAAGCCAAGAAAGTTCTCATAATTACTAAATTTATCATTACAAGTTGTTCCTGATTTATCGCACCCCGGAAATACCTCAAAAGTGTCACCCACTGATATTCCTAATTTAAAAGTTTCATATAATACAATATTCCCTTCATTATGTGTTCTTATAGATTTACTTATCCCATTAGATGCTCCTGAAGTCATCTTTATTTCTCCCAATTCAAAATATCCTAAATCGTGATTACCGCTTCCGAATATCGTGCTGTTATATATTGTAGCACTACTTGAACCAGATTCTACTGTTCCTGTTTCTTTATAATCAGACTTCGTTAATCCACAATATGCATCAAATAATTGATGATTACATTGCTCTTGGTATATTATTCTTGGCACTTCTTTTTTTAATAAATCTAAAATAGATGTTACAGATAATTTAACAGTCTTTCTATCATACTTGATTCCTTTATTTACATTCCCTTTAAATATTTCTCTTTGATTAGAAGTATCATCTGGATTTACTTGGGTGATTGTTACTTCAGCACCATCAAACCAACCATAATCTATTGCTTGTATAATGCTCTTTCCTTTAATTGTAAAACTTTGAATTCCGAATTCTATATCAACTGTATCTATTTTTAAATCAGTATGAAGACCTATCCTACTTCTCTTTATAGGAATCGTAGTATAGCTATTACCATTAACAGTAGGCAAACTTATATTAATTCCTCCATAGTTAGTTAAGTATAGAGTTTTATCAATTACAGATAAATCAATATCATATACTTCAACAACTTTAATTTCGTCACTAGTTAAATCCAAAGCCATTTAAATCTCCTTATAAAATCCAATCATAATCAGTTTCTATAAATTCTACCCTATTTAATTCATATAAATCATAAGTAAAATGATTAACATCAAGAATATCATCTATAAATCTAACGAAATAATCATCTTTAGTTTTAGGGTCCTTCCAAAGAAAAGTTTTTCTTCTTCCTTCGGCCACACTATTGAAAAAATTATAAATCTGGTCTTTTTCTGTTTTAGTTAAACTTGCATAAGTAACTACTATTTTATATCTTGGTTCATCAATATCTAATCTTCTTTGTTCTGAACCATCAGTATAGACTAAAGCATTATTAAAAACTTCTATTCTCTTTTTAATTGGAAAAGTTAGTTTATTTATTTCAGGATATACAACTACTATTAACATCCTACTTGAACTCTCTCCAGTGTCTTGTAAAAGAGGTAATATAGCTAATATAGATAATGCTTCTATTCCTGTTATTGTATCAGAAATAATTTTAGTAAAATTTCCCAATATCTTTTCTGAACTTGAAATTGTATCAGATACATTAACTGTATTATCAGGCATTTTAAATTACCTCTATTAAAACTACATTATTTATGTCCCAAAGGTCATAATCTATATATACTTCTTCTAATTCCTCATTCTTAAATTTAACAGTATACTCAACAGAATCTTCTGGATTAACCCAAGTAAAACTTTCATGCGTTCCATTTCTTGCTTTAAAAAAATCTACAATTATGTCCTTATTGGTAGAATTTAGGTTTTTATAACTAAACTCAAATTGTAATATCTTATCAGCATAATTCTGTCGTCTTTGTTCTACCTTACCTCTAAAATTAACAACAGAAGTGTTCCAAATCGGAGTTGTTACTATAGGAAATTGTATTTTAGGAGTAGTGGGATAAACTTCCATTATAATCTCCTAAGACTCCTATTTTCATTAATTGAATCTTCTATTGCTTTTTCTAAACTTCCTTTGTTACTTCTAAGATATTCAGTAAATGATTTAGCATCCATAGCACTAATATAATAATGATTGTGTGTTTCACTATTATTAGTTATTGATTCTCCTCTATTTAATTTATTTAATACTGCTTCTCCTCCTAATGCTGACATCCCTACTCGAGATAAAATGCCTTCTCCTGTCTGAGCTATAACAGGCACTTCATCTTTTGCTAAATATCCTGTATGTGCAGTTACCATGCCACCAATATGTTTCTTCACTATTCCACCTGTATGTAAAAGTCCTGCCAACCAACTCTCAGGGAAAATACGCTCCATCATTCTCATTGCAACCATTTGAGCTAAAATATCTGCAATCATACTCCTTACTGAAGACGCAAAAGAAGCAAAGTAATCTTCTGCTGTATGTAAATCTCTTTTAAATACATCTAAAAAGAAAGACTTAAATGAATCTGCTATAGCATTATAAGTTCTATCTGCTGCCATTTCTTGATACTTAAGCCACCATTCAGTATCTTCAGCCATTCCTTTTTTAATTTTCGCAATTTCTATTGCTAATATTTTAGCTTTTTCTTTAGTATCAATCAAACCTACCTCAACTAAATTACCAAGTCGTATTGATAATTTTGCTATATCTTGATAAGCTGTTTCAATAGGATATAAAGTTTCTTTAACCCATTGAGCAAGTCTCTTTTCTTCTGCTATTTGTTTAGCTCTTATATCTGCTCTCGTTTTAATTGCCTCTCTTTGAATTTCTGTCATTCTAGTTTCGTAATACTCAGTAATCCAAAGTTGCTTCCCATACTTTTCTCTTAAAGCAGTCACTTCTTCATCTAATTTTTTCTTTTG